CTTCCTCTGGTGGAACTCCTTGAAGCAGCGGCCGCATATTCACAATCCAAGCCCGAGTAACATGGACGCAACCAACCACGGCGGCGGAACAAACGGCCTAGCGGTCTCACTGGCCACATCGGCTGCTGCTACGGGAGCCTCGATGCTCCCCCAGCTCACTGACCAGATTCGTTTCGCGTCCGCCGTGGTTGGCCTCCTGGCCGCCTGCGTTGCCCTGTACAAAGCCCTGAAGAAATGAAAAACACCAAGACCACATTGGCCGGCATCGGTGCCATCCTGGTCGCTATTGGCGGCGCTCTCAAGGCCCTGTTCGACGGTGACCCGACCACCCATCTGGACATCACCACGACCATCGCCGCGGTGACCGCTGGCATCGGCCTCATCTGGGCCAAAGACGCCGAGAAGAAATCCGAGTGAACTGGATCTACCAGATCCTCAAGGCCCTGCTCGACTGGTTCCGAGAAACACCACCCACCGATGTGCAACATGGTAAAGCTCCCGAGGCCCTCAAGAGCGATCTGGCTGATCGGATTGCTGACCTGCCTGGGCTGCCAGGTGACGAAGGTGGTCCTGGTCCCTTCCGGTGATCCGGTGATGCTGGCAAAGCCCACCAGGGCCAGCGTGTACGGATTCGACAAAGACAAGAAGCTGGTGGGACCGTCCACGGTGACGCTGCCTGCCGGCTGGTACGTCCTGCCCAAAAACTGATATGGCCCAGCAAATCATCAACATAGGAGCAATCGCCAACGACAACACCGGGGACACGCTCCGGGGCGCCGGCCAGAAGCTAAACGACAACTTCAACGAGATCTACGCCGCCCTGCCTCTGACCGCCCCGTCGACCTGGGTGCCTACGCTGACCGATTCTGGCGGTGGCCGCACCTTTGCGATCACAGTCAACATGGCGCGACACACGGCCATTGGATTCATCGAGACCTTTACGGTCGACCTGACCATTAACTCGGTGAGCGGAGCTGCCACCGGCGATCTTCGACTAAGCCTGCCGGATCCAGTCACCTACGACGCCGCACTGGCCATCTGGCTCGACAACGCCACAAACCAGGCCAAGACCGCGGTGATCGGTAAAGCTGTCGGTGGCACGTCCTACGCCGCTCTGTACCACTACGAAAACGGGGACTCGACCAGCCTGGCCGGGCAACTACAGGCAACCAGCCGCATCGTAATCTCCGGCACCTACTTCACCGCCTAAATGACCATCATCGGCTCCAGTCTCCAGCAGGGCATGACGGTGCTCCAGCAGATGCTGGGGGCGCCGATGTTCATCTGGGAAGGCTCGTCGATCCGGTGCATCCCGGCCATGGTCACCGATGCCAACACGCCGGTGCCCGGTGGATTCCAGGACAACGTAGCATCCCGGATCCTGGTCAAGTTTTCCGACTGGAAGACCTGGGACAGCACCCTGGTCACCATGGACACCACCCTTTACACCCTCGACCAGGGCACCGAGTTCTCCAGGCTGCTCAAGGAGGACGGCTACTACCTGCTCCAGGAGAACACCGACCGCATCGCCCTGACCTTCTGCAAGCCTCGGCCGGTGGTCGGGCGCACGCTGGTGTATCAAGGCCGGACCCTGCGGATCCTGTCCTGCCGGGTGGATGCCTCCGGCGCCTACTACAGCCTGGAACTAGGAGCCAAGACCCGGTGAGACCTGTCGTTAACATGACGGTCGACTCCAGCAAGTTCGACGCTGCCATGAAGGCATACCTTCTGCAGACGAGCCGTGACCTTCACAAGGCGGTCAACAGCCGATTCTTTTACCTGATGGTCCGGCTGTTTGTCCTGGTGCCGCCTAAGAGCCCGGGCCAGGAGCGCCGCAGGATTGCTGACTACCTCGGCACCCCGCTGGGAAACATCAACCGAAAGTCCAAGAAGACCGGCAAACGCATCGGCAAGTCCCGACTGCTTCGCCGGGTACACCTGATCGCCCAGTCTAAGGAAGCCAAGGCCGGCCGCCGCGGCCTTTACGGTGAGGAGATGAAAGCGGCAGCCTCGGCCCTGATGCGGAAAGCTATCGGCTCAGTCGGCTACCTGCGCTCCGGTGTGGTGAAAATCATCCGGATCTACAACCGAGGTTTTACCCAGTTCCAGAGTCCCAAGTGGAAACCCCTGTCAAAGCCTGCAGGCTACAAGGCGCCCAAGAAGACCAACGCCGCCCTAGTGTCATTGGCCAACCAGTACGGCCTTCCTGAGGAGAATGTAGCCGTGCACAAGGGCACCAAGGCCCGAGGCATTCAAGCGGTCCCAGGATTCAACCCGACAGCCTCGGTGGTCATGACCGCTGGCGTGGCCGACAACCAATACAGCCGGGTGGCAACGATCTACAACCAGGCCATGCAGAGGGCCATGGACGACGAGCTGGCCGAGCTGACCAACCACATGACCGAGGCCATGCTGCAAAACGGCAAGGTGCTGGAAGACAACGGAATATCCATCAAATGAACGCCGCCGCACTCAGAGCAGAGAAGGCTGTGGCCGACTACCTGGCAGCCGCCGACTGGTCGGCCTCCGGCGCCGGTACACCCACCTGCCTGACATCCTACAGCCGCGGCCTATACGACGACCCCGACGAGCAGGACGTCATGCCCAACTTCCCGCGCCTAGTTGTCTCGACCAATTCAGCCAGGCCTGTGCAACGCACCGATCTAACCTGTGAGATCGAGATCGCCGTCGAGCTTCAACTCTCGGCAGACGACACCGACGAGGCTGCTGTGCTGACCACCGTCCAGGTGCTCGACAATCGGATCCTGCCGCTCTTTGACGAGTCCGGCGCCTCTGCCCTGGACGCGCCATCAAACGACGCCAGCGGCCCGTTTACGGCCCAGTTCGCCGCCCCTCTGGACTTTGGGGCATCCTCAATCTCTAATCGGTCCAGGACGTTCACCAGGACCTTCACCCTTTACTGCAGCGCAACCATCTAACCTCAGACACCTATGGCTAACGTACACGGAAATAAATATCTCTTTGGATCACCGGCGACCTTGGCAATGTACGACGCCGCCGGCGCCCTCATTGTCACCGGCTACATCTCGCCCGAGATCGAAAGCTACGACATCACCGGGGAATGCGACACCGAGGAGGTTCGCAACAACAATGGCGAGGTGGTCGGCCACATCACCTACAACAACCGGCTGACCCTGACCGTCAATTTCGTTCCTGTTGGGACCAACGCCACCGCGGCCACCGCTCTTAACGAGCGCCTCTATGGCTGCTCTTTGCCCCAAGGTAATGGTACCGTGGCGATCAGCAACGCTCCAGTGATCAATGTCGCAGGTTACGCCGACGCCATCAACACCGGCAGCGGTGGCCGATGGATCTATGCCGGCGGCGGTTCGATCAAGACCACCCAGACCGGCAAAGCCACCGGCACGATCACTTTGAAGCGCTTCCCGGCCATCAGCGCTGCCGCGGCCACCAACCTGTGACCGCCCTGGCCGACATCCTAAACGCTACATCGAAGCCTTGTCCCATTGTGATGGGGCTTCGCCTGGTGCCTTTTAGTGTTGGCCATGCCCTGCTGCTGCATCGGATGGGTTCACCATTTGTCTATGGTGGCAACGCGTCGGCCCAGGATCTTGTCGAGGTGGCTGTGGTTTGCAGCCAGCCGATTTATGAATCGGTCAAGACGATGCGCTCCTGGCTGCGGTGGTTGCCGCTGCGGATCATGCGCCAGAAGGTTAAGAAGGCTGATCTTATCAAACAGTGCCAATCGGTTCAGGAATGGATAACCAAGCAGTCAGACTGCCCGGAGGTGTTGCGCCGTCCTGGATCTGGCCAGCGTTCGGCAACCATGCCTTGGCCGGAACGGATCCTGGTCGGCCTAGTCAGCATTGGATTCGACGAGATCACGGTGATCAATATGCCTGTCATTGATGCAGAACGGCTGTTCCTAACGCACGCCGAGATGAACGGCCAGGTCGAGCTCTGGAGCAATGAGCAGGATGCCCTCTGGCGCTACGCTCAGGAACAAAGCACAATCAGGAACTGAAATGGCCATCTTCTCACTCATTGCAAAGCTGGGCCTGGACGGCAGCTCATTTGAGGGCGGCCTCAAACGAGCCACCAGCATGACCGACAAATTCAGGTCAAGTGTCGGCGCTCAACTCGGTGGCGCCCTATCAGTGGCTGCAATCGGCGCCTTTGCTTCCAAGGTGATCGAGACAGCCGACGCCATTGGCGACCTCTCGGAGCAGCTCAACATCAGCACCGACGACGTGCAGCGCCTTCAGGTGCTGGCAGGCCAGACAGGCGTCTCATTCGAGGCCATGGCCAAGTCGATTACCAAAGTCAGCCAAGAGCGCCTGAAGGCTATTGAGGAGGGCGGAAAGGCCCGAGAATACTTCAAAACTCTTGGGTTCAATGTCGCTGAACTTAACAAAAACAGCATCTCAAACATTGAAATCATACGGAGAATGGGTGAATCCCATGACAGAGCTGGTAAAAGCGCTCAAACACAAGCGGCATTGATTGGTATACTAGGAGGAGAAGCCTTTAAGGCTGCGGGAGCTATTTCTAAACTATCAGAGCAAGGTGAGATTAAGCTAATTAGCAAACAGGAGATTGATGATATAGGGAAACTCGCAGATAGGCTTGATGAATTAAAACGTCAGTCGATTGTGGCATCAGCTCCGACAGCGTCAGTCCTTGAAGCATATACTGAAGATCTTACAAACTTGCTGAACGCAATGGAAAGAGGAGGTGGATTACCGGAGTATTTGAGAGACGTTCAAAATGCGGTAATTCCAGCTCTTTTCATGAACACAGTTGATGACAAAAAAAGGTTTGATGCTCTACCTTTAGTAAACCAAGGAAGACTTGGAACTGTTGACTCTAAAGTGAAACGCGAAATTTCAATGTTTACTGAGCCCGCTGCCCCGGGCTGGGTCAACACCATGGTCGGCCAGATTAAGATTCAAACCAACGAGACCCGAGCCGTTCGCGTGAACACCGGAAGAACAGCTCAGGCTGTCGAATAACATGGCAACGATCCAAGGCATCCCAAACCCGACGGCCGGCGAATACATCGAGGTCAGCCGCGCCTACGACAATAGCGGAAACGGCCGGGTGGTTCAGTTGGTGTTTCGAGGTGATAAGAACACCCTGCGGATCGCCTCGGCTCAATGGGTGGCCCTGGGCGCCAAGTACAGCATCCGTGAGGACGGCCCCTATTCAGAAGCCACCGTCACAATCGGCGGCAACTCCTACGACCCAGGCCTTCCGATTGAAGACCAGAGCATCCCGCAGGTGGGTGAACTGGCCGACATCCGCTACGAGTTCAGGACAGATTACCTCGACGTGTCAGTGTTCGCTTTGCCTGCTGTCGACAAGGAGGCAAACTCGACAGGCAACCCGGCGCTTTACAGATTCATCATTGAAACAGCCATCAAGAACGGCGAAAGGCTACCAGGTATTCAGGAAAGCAACATATCGACTCTGCCGTTAGCTCAGAAGGTCTGGCAGATGCTCTACCGAGGCCAGGACACCTTCCCGACGGCCCGAGTCAGTCTGACCAGGATCGCAACCTTCAGCGGCAACCTCGGGCTGCCTCAAGTTCCCAACGGCATCCCTCCGGTGTACACCAGGGAGTCATTCGCTTTTAATTGGAACCTTCCGTTCTCAGTGGTCCAAATGCTTCCAAATACCCCAATCGACCCAAACACAGGACAAATTCAGGCGCCAGTTGGCACTGCTTGGGGCTGGAAGCAAACCAACTATTCGACAAGCCTGATCACCAAGACCAACCAGGTCGAACAGGTTATTGCTTGGACCTTTGCCCCTTACGACACTCTCGTTTACCCCTTCATCTAACAACCGACACTTACCTCTATGGCAGACGAAATTCAAATGACCGCCCGGCTGTACGCTTCCAAGAACGGAGCCTACCTACCCTCAGTAACCTACACCAAGAGCGCCACCATGGTCGGCACCGACATGGGCAGCCAGACTCAGGTGATCGGCCTGACCGTCGAGGCTCTCGACGTGCCGGTCGACGTAAGCAGCCCCTACAAACTGCTGATCAGCAACCTGGACAACACCAACTATGTCGAACTCGGTTTTGTCAGCGGCACCTACACGATGCGCATCCCAGCCGGTGAGACCCTGCTGATCCCCTACGTCAGCGCCACCCTCTACCTGCTGGCCAACACCTCCGCGGTGACCGTCCAGGCCACCTTCTGCGAGATCTAACCGACCAACCCTATGGCAAACGAAGTCGAGATGAGCGCCCGGCTGTACGCCAGCAAGGGCGGCGCCGTGATCAATTCGCAGTCCTACAGCACGGTGGCCAACATGACCGGCACCGACATGGGGCAACAGACGCAGGTGGTCGGAACGACCGACGAGGCCCTAGACCTCACCGCTGACCTGGGTACGCCCTACCGGCTCCTGGTAGTCAACCTGGATCTAGTCAACCCGGTCTCCATCGGGCCTTCCTCGCCGTACTCGTTCCAGATCCCGGCCGGTCAGTTCATCCTGATCCCCTGGGTCGATGCGACGATGTACGTCAAAGCCTCCAACAGCCCCGTCAAGATCTTCGCCCAGTTCTGCGAGATTTAAGCCATGCCCCTGCAACTGCCATCCAAGCTATCGGAGCGCGGCCTAAAGGCAGACCATGCCCGGGCCATCAATCAATTGATCGAGGCCGTGCGCCGGGTCCAGCTAGTCGCTGGGCCTGGCCAGCGGGTCGAGCAGAATGCCAACGGCACGACGCTGAAGACCGCGGTCGGCTCAAGTACGGTGCAGACGGCTGAAGAATCTTGGTTCTACTGATCATGCCCTTTGCCACAGACCGCCGGGAGAAGATGTTCACGGCGGCCAACCTGAACAGCCTCTACAACCGATTCGATCAGAAGGTCTACAGGACGCTGAATGGCGTCAGCCCTCTGATGTCGAACTCGACATCGGGTGTGTGGCAGGGGCTTTATCCTTACGGCGTCTGGTACGTTTACCGTACAGATCCAGACACCTGCAAACGCCTTAAGGACAACGGCGATGTGCCGAGTCCAAGCATTCCAGGCATCGGAATTTACTGGAGAAACGAGCACAGCCAGCAGGCAGCCAAGGATGCCTTGTCGACTCTTGAAACCAAATGGCAAGACACCGCCGGCGGCCAGGTCTACGTCGACCATCACAGCACCGCAGGAGATACGTTTACCTGTGACGTCGGATCAATTCACTACAGTTTCGAGCTGCTGCGTCGTGAAGTGGCTGGCATCGAGTACGACGTGCACCTGGGCTGGGATCCTGAAGCAGGCTCAGGCCTGACGTCCTACGTCCGCGGCAGCCTCGGGCCATCGACCCCAACCCTGCCTCCTGGTCGAATCCACAAACACCGACTGGCTGTTGCAGAGATCGCTCTTGAAGGGCCGACCGAGTTCAGGATTCTCAACACTTACCAGCGTTACGACTGCTGGAGAATCCACAACTGCGGCACCAGCACGGTGACCGTGTTCCTCCAGAATCCAGATGGCGGATCGGACAGACACTCAGTGCCACCGGCTCAATGCCGATCTTTCAGACGCAAACCAGATGGCACCTGGCCGGCGCCGATGTTCTATTTCTTTCCGTATTTCACCGGGGACATCCCCTTCCTGGCTGAAGGCCCACCATCCTGGGCGGTTGCCAACACTTCTGAATTTCTGGCTTTAGAGCGGTCGGCCCAGGCCAACAACGTGGCCAACCCGTTTGTCATGTTTGAGTGGCGCCGGGTAATGTTTGCGGTGCACGACCCGCATCTGCCCTACGATATCCGGCAGATTTACACCGGTTACTATGCCGACCCCAGCAATGCAAACACCACCATCGGTGACGCTGTGTTCAACTGGGGGCGAGCCCGGATCACCTACTCGAACGCCAACAACGATGTTTTTGACGATCAGATCCGGATTTTCTCCAGCACCCAAAGCCTCCCGGAGCGCCTTAGAGCCATTGGCCTGACCGTTGTCGAGAACGCTAACAACCTGACCCTGACCAGTCAGCGCGGTGTGATTCGGATTTACCCCATCGACGCCAACATCTTCACCACGCCGTCGGCCCCATATTGGGAAATCGGCAGCAGCCCGGTCAGCATCTCAACTTACTACCCGGTGCAGTACACCACCGAGAGTGGAACCGTCATTTGGCAAGCCGGCAACACGCCCACTATCTTCGAGACAATGCGGACCCTACGGCGCCGGGTGGCCGTAGAAGCCGGATTCCTGAACAACTACGACGATGCGGTCGACATAATCGAGGAAAAGGTCAGCCAGGTGACGCTGACCCCAATGGGCCTGATGTGCCAGGCAGCCACCAATAGCATCATCGTCGGCAGCCTGTTTGAAAACTTCCACTCAACCGCAACACCGACAACGCTCTGGACTGATCGGCGGCCGGTCAATTTCGGGGCAGGCGCTGACTTCAACTGGGCCTACACATCAGGAACCAAAGTTTTCTATCTCTCAGTGCCTGGGGCCGCCGTGACGCTGCAATGGGCCAACGTGATGCCGTCGCGCAATCTGGCTGCACCGACTACCGTCGAGGCTGTAAACCGCGCCTTCGTGCCTCCTGGAGGCCCTTGGGGCTTTTCAAGTTCAGTCTACGACTTCGAGTTGGCACGGTGCCTTGAGATTAATTTAGCCAACGGCGTGGATGACCGGCCTTGGGGCGCAGACTTCTGGCAAAACAAATGGGGCGGCCCCGGAGGCGTGGATGCCTCTGTCAGGATCCCAGGCAGCCCTAACAAGACGTCCCAATTCGCTTACATACCTACCGCGGCAAACTCATCGTTTGTCGACCTGGTACCCGCCGGCACCGATGACATCTTCAAAGATCGGCGAGGCGCCAGCTTTGCCCACAGCGTGCCGTTCCTGTCAGCCAGCTTCAGCCCTCAGCAACAGGATGGACTGACGGACATCCGATGGACTGGAGGCGTCGAGCAGGTCGGATTCGATGTGCCGTACACCGAGGTGGGCAACCCCTACCTCCCTGGCGGTGGCCCATTCTTTCACAAGATCCCCAAGTCAGTCTGGCTTTGGAGCCTGCTGGAATGGTCTGTCAGATCCTGGACGAGATCGGTGCCTCTTGGACTAGCCCAGGACTGCACGCCGGTCAGAGATGCCTTCAATGGCGCCGCGGCCAACAACGGCCTTGTGATCAGCTCGCTGCTGCTGGGCACCACCGGCTACGAGCCCGACTTTGATCTGGACGTCTACTACCTCACCGAGGCGAGCCATGACATTCTGGTGGCCAATGGCTGCCCTTGTTTCAACAGCCAGGATTCAGGTGGGAATGACTATTGGTTCGTGCCGGCCCAGAACCTTCAGACTTACTGCCGAGACCAAGGTTTTGTGGCCAACGACTTCAGCACTGAGAACGGCCAACCCACCGAGAGCCCACCGGTTGCAGCCACAGCCATCAGGCCGTATCGCACCTACAGCCAGGGCGAGCAGGTCGAGGCCGCCAGTTACTTCGATGTCGGTGCAGGTTACGAGCGTTACGAGTGGCTCCGGTATGTCGACCTGCGGCTGCCCAATGAGCTGAGCGCTTAGGTTTCTGACCCCTGTTTGACCCCTGCAAACATTGGGTTTTATTTAAAATCTACAGAAAAATGGTTTTCTCTGTAGACAGGAAGCAAGGCATCGCCCATCTTGATCACGTCAACAAGATCAACACCATGAGCAAGCAAAACAAACTCTCCAAGATCACCGAGGCGGTCTACAACTTCCCCAAGGCCGGACTGAGCAAGTTCCAAGCTGCTGAGGTTGCAGCCAACCT